TTAGACAGCCGTCTGAGGCACTATTAGAAGCCGTCCATCTCTCGCAAACCGCTCAAGAACGATCCTTGAATTGTCGTTTAGTCGAACATCCGTCCGTACGGCTTGCAACGCAGGCTCAGTGTCAGGGATGAAATGCCCGTCGCCCAGAATTTGATAGGGGTAGGTTTCTTCTGTCCCGAGGGGGTCGAGGGCTATCGCCATCGTGCCGTCATGTGCGAGAAGTGATAGGTTTTCGAACCGAAGATCATTCAGATTTGATAGACCCTCAGCGCTGATGCCCTCCGGAAAGATTACCTTAGCGAGTTCGAAGCCCCGCGCGCCCAGCGCAAAGGCCTCAATCTTGTCGAACATCTTAAACCGAGAGGGCTTTAGCGGTTGCTTTCGAATGCGACCGATGTCGGGCAGTTGCAGCTCGCCGAAAGCTCTGTCTGCAAGCACGCCCAGTTCGAAGAACAGTTGAAGGTCGATATGTTCACCAAATGGCGCAAAAGACCTGTGCCCCTGCGCGGGCGGTCCTACCGTCGCAACGAAGGTGCATAGGTCTCGGAACATTCGTGCTGTTGATTGGTCGAACTGCTTCAATAGCTCAATTGATGGCCGCCGAATTCGTCCCTCTGCGGTTGTTGGCGCTACTGCGAGAACCGTCGCCCACATTTTTCGAACTTCGTCGGAGGATACATCTTTGACGGCTTCCACCCATTCATGGACGAAATCTGGATCGATCGAGTGCAGTGCGCCACTGTCGGGAAGATTGTTTGAGATTTCAATTGCCGAGCGCGCGGCCTCGTTGACGTTGACTTGCCGGCGAAACTCGGTGGACAGCAGCCTCGCCTTCATAGCGGCAGCAATTTCAGGCTGCTCTTTTAGTTGATGGTCGATCTTCTTTATCAGTTCGACCTCCTTAGCCGTCTCATGCCGATTGGCGGCGTTAAAGGCGCGCTCCTCAAGATAGATCCGCGCTGGGGATGTGAAGATGCCTAGCGCATTCGAAAGCCCCTCAATGATCTTGTTGGTGGCGGGCTTCATAGTCTCGGCTGCTTTGCCGAGTCCGAAGAGATCGGTGATATTTATTGAAATCGCGCTTGAGACCAGCGACCCTTCTTTGTCTTCGGACAAGATTCATTCCTCTGTTCGGGGTTTTCGGTTGTGGTTCAAGCGACGCGTGAGCCGCGTCATCGCATCGCGCGCAAGGCGCTGCTGCTCAGCCTCACGGCTGTAGAGTTCGGCGTGAGCGATGTCGTCATGGCCGAGTGTGTCCATCAACTGGCGCGTCGTCGCTCCGGTTTCCGCCAGCAACTTGCCGAGCGTCTTTCTTAGACCGTGAAGCGTGCAGCCTTTTGGCATGCCGGCGCTTTGCGTCCAATCGGCCATGCGGCCGGTAAGTGATTTTTCCGAGAATGGCTTTCCAAAGGCGGTGACGAGCACGAAATCGCCGTCGCGCTCCAGGGGCTCGACGATCTCACGCAGCATCGGTGTGATCGGCAGGGCAAGTTCCTTGTCGCCCTTCTTCTGTTTGACAGTTACGACGCCACGGCGAAAGTCAAACCAATCCCACCGCACGCGGGCGACGTCGGAACGGCGATTGCCGAGCCAGAGCGCGAGGCCGTAGGCAGTGCGGGGCGTGCTGCCGAGCGGCCAGCGGGCCTCGAACTTTTCGCGCTCCTCAATGGTCCATGCTCGCCAGCCCTTGTATTCGGGCCGGTAGTTCATTTTCCAGGTTGGATCGGCCTCGATCCATTCTTCGTCGAGGGCGACGTAGATCATTTTGCGGATCGTGGTCAGCAGGTGCTTCGCCTTATGAGGCGTGGTGCTGAAATGAGCAATGATGCCCTTGATGTGGCGTCGCTTAATGTCCTTCACGAGCATGTCACCCCAAACGTCAGGGTGTTCCTTTACCACGCGAAGTTTCAAGAACTCATCGGCGAGCCGGATGTTCTGGTCCTTGGTGGCGGGATCAAAAGCAAGCCACTCCGGGGTTTTCTGCACCCGCTTCCACGCGTCGCGGAAACTGCCGGGAATCGCTTTGCCTGGTAGGTCGGCGACGACGGCTGGCTTATACTCCCGACCCTCGATCGCGGCCAGATATGCGGCTTCAAACTCCGGCTCACCGGGAAGGCCTTTAATCTGGATCGTCTTGCCGGCACGACGAAACCGCCAACGGGTCTTTCCGTGGCGGTCTTCGTAGGAAGATAGGTACGGGCGGGGCTCTTGATCTTCGCTCATGGCGCGAACGATATGCGTCTACGCGCGGCCTGACAACAAGTCGTCGATGCGGTTGCTTCCTTCATCCGGCAGCGCCGAAAAGGCGACATCGAGTGCGATCCGGTCCCAGACGACGCGGCCACCGATTCGCTTCGGCCGGGGCATCAATCGATCTGCCACCATCTCATCAAACTTTGTCTCACCGACGCCAACGTATCGCGCGGCCTCCGGACGGCTTAGCCCGCGGGGCGCGTAGGCGATTTGGTCCGATTTCGCGGCGGTCATACCTCATCCCTCGATCGAAGGGCGCCGACTGCTGTCAGGCGCTGATTGATGATGGCGGTGCAGCGGACAATTGCCTCGGCTTCGTCATAGTCGCAGTAGACGCCCCAGAGGGCGTTCGCGAGTTCGTGCGGGTCGATGCCCTTCGAGGCCCAGTAGTCGCGCTCAGAGCCCAGCTTGCAGGAGTGCTGCAGGTCGTGCTCCGCGGGCGACAGGGGGAGGGCGAACCGGTCTGGCACCTTCGTGCCCTTCCCGCGGCCGTAGGCGCCATGCCAGGAGCTCGGATAAGAGACGTGGGCGGCTTGGACGCCGTAGACGCCGGAGACCGCGCAGGGGAGATGGTGCAGGAACGCCAGATAGGCGGGCTTCTTGGTAGCGGGTCGGACCGGCGTCGGATCCGTGCGGCTGGTATTGATGCGAAAGGCCATCAGGCCGCCTCCTGAAGAAATGCGAGGGGATCGAAGCCGACGGCGTCGGCAAGCAGCTCCATCGCCTGGGTCATGAAGGTGCAGAACTCCTCATGAGGCATGCGATCGAGGGCGATGCTGTCGGGGACGAGGTGGATTTCTCCCGTCCGGAGGTTCACGGTCTGCTCCCGGTAACCGAGCGTCATTTTGATGTCGCGGTGCAGGTGTTCGGGAGAAGGCCATTTCTGGGTGACCTTGACGACGAGGCCGAGCGCCTTCCAGTAGGTCCGCAATTGCTTGTTGGACCGCTGCGAGACCGGCACGAGCTCGAAAACCTTGCCCTGCGGTATCGCGGCCATCTTCTCGGCGTCGTCGGCCGTGTGCGCGCGGAGACCGCGCGCCGTCATCACGGCCTCGATGTGTGGGGGCTTCTCCTTCTTCGCCATAGGTCAGCCTGCCATCATCGGATGATTGCGAAGCTCATCGTTTGCCGGACGGCTCGGCTTGCGAGCGATAGCGGCCTCGATCTCCTTCTTGAGCGCGAGTGCGTCACCCGGCTGCATGGCCCAGAAGCGTTTCAGAGGTTCCCGGTTCGCGTCCTGCCACTTGGTGATGGTTTCGGACGAAGATTCCCGCAGGAACTGCATCACAGTGTCGGCGAACTTCCCGACCGGTACATTCTCAAGTGCCCAGTTGTCGCCCCAGGTAACGGTGATCGAGTTTTGGGCGCCGATCGCGCGCATCCGGTTGTCTTCGCGTTCCTTCTCGACGACTTCGGAGGCGGTGAGGTCGAGGACCTTGGCGCGATCCATCTCGGCTTCGTCATAGAGGCCGGTAAACTGCTCCGGCCAACCGGCGCGCAGCGCCTGCATCTCGGCGCACTTGGCTATCATCAGGCGCGGCATGCGTGCCCAGTTGCCGCTGTCGTCGAGGGTCTGGTTGCCGGTCTTGAAGCTCTTGCCGTTGTCGTTCTTCGCCCATTCGTCCTTGATCGGGGCGAATTCGTCCCAGAACGATTGGCCGGCAACCTCGTACCACTCGCCCGACTTCGGATCCTGCTTCCAGAGATAGACCGTCGCCGACACCACGCCGTGCGGGTTCAGCGGGCCCTTGAGCGACGCATCGAACTCATAGGTCGGCGTCTTGCTCGCCGGCCGGTAATCGCCGCAGCGCTGCGCGATGACGCGCTGGCCGTCGCGGCTGATGATGATGGTCATGTTGCGCCGCTCGGCGTTGTTCTTCGAAAAGACCATCGGAATGATCTGCTTTAGGAACGGGTCGAGGCGCTTAGCCTTCGCCACCTCCATGTAGAGGTTGAACTCGTCGTCGTTGCAGTCCTTGGCGATGGTCTGCTTGACCAATGCGATCTGGCGCGGCGTCATGTCGAAAGTGGTGAGGGCGTTCATGGTTACTTCCTCCGGACCGTGAGAGAGAACGAGCCGTTGTCGAGGGTGGCGCCGGGGATCGGGGCGGCATCCTTCTCGCGCAGGTCGGCGGTAAGGGCTTTCTTGTCGAGCTTGGGAGCGGGGCGAGGTTGCTCAACCCAGTACTTAACCGGGATATCCGCCTCGTCGACGACGATCAGGCCAGGTGCACGCTTCGACAGCGACAGGGTTGCCGTCGGCAGCTTCATCGACATCTGGTCGGTTGCCAGCATCGCCTGTTCAATCAGGGCGCGGATACGTTCGGCGCGCTTCTCGATCGCCTTGCGGCGTGCCTCGAAGTCGGATTCCTTGGCCTTGAGCCCAGTCACCAGAACGTCACACTCGTCGAGTTCGGCGATTGCCTCTTCGATGGCCTCCATGAGGTTCGTTTCGCCCTCGATGGTGTCGGTGACGAGCTCGGCGTCGCCATCGGCGCCTTGGTTACGAAGATCGACGAGGAGGGCCTTTGCCGCCTCGGTCTGCCGTCGCATGCTGTGTTCGATTGCGGGAGCGGTCATTAGACGGTCCTTTCCGCGATGATGGTTCGGTGGGTCTGCTCGGTCCGCACGAAGCCGATCGCGTAGAGCGCGAGGAGGGCGGCCAACAGGATCAGGAAGCAGGCGGCGTCGTAGAAGGCGCGGTTCGAGCGCTTCAGCGCGTCTAGGTCGGCGTTGCGGGTCTGTGCGCTCATAGCCCGTCCCCCAACTCGCGCCGGTGCTCGGCGGCGTCCTCGGCTGCCATAGCGTCCTTGTCGGCTGCGTCTTCGAGAAGGTGGTTCTTGAAGCCGTCGCTCTCGTAGATCTCGTGCTCAACCCAGCTGGGGAGGGGGAGCTCGACGGATTCCAGCATTGCCCGTATCTGCTCGACCTCGACCGAACGCGGCTCCTCCGGCTGGGTGAGCGTCGCAGCGCGGTACCGGTTGACCGAGTAAGCGACCTCTAGGTCCAACTCGATATCGAGGCCGCCGACCGAGATGAGGAGCGGAGTTTTGATGTGGTACTTGCTCATCGCAGGTCCGCTCCTTGTACGAAGCCCTGCTGGCGCGTGTTGTAAGTGCCATGGCCGCGCTGGGTATAGGCGAGGCCGTCGCGAACCGTGCGGCGTTCGCACCAGTTCTCCCAGGCGTCCGACTGGCGAACGAAATCGGGAAGGAGGCCTTCGTCGCATACCCGGCCGCCCCAATCTTCGAGGAAAGCCTCGGCCATCTGCTCGGTAACGTCCTCGCCATGGAGGGCGTCGAGATCGAACCGAATGAACTTTTGGACCTCGTCGCCGAAGCGCGAGCTGCCTTCGTCGAAAAGAGCGTCGCGCGCCGTGCTGAAGGTGACGCCGAAGAAATCCGTCTCGCCCAAATAGAAGCCCTTCGGAGACGCCTCGACAGCCTGAAGAACTTCCCGGCTGTGAATGAAGGGTGTGCCTGCTGTTCTCGTATGCATCGACGATCCCCTGTTCAGAGGCGCTAGGCGGCGCGCTGGTCGGTGAGGATGTTTTCGGAGAGCTTTTTCATCGTCTTCCGAAGCGGGTTCAGAAACTCGACCCCGACACCGTTGGCCTTGCCAAGATCGATGACGTTCGCAAGAGCGCCCATGAACTGCTTCAACCGCGCCTCGTCAGCAGAGGGCAGGCTATCGACAAACGCGCCGGCCTTCGTGAAGGCTTCCTCTGGGGTAACTCCGCCGAAGAATTTATACTCGCCGCTCGAATAGCTGTGGTCGGGCTTCGTGACGTCCTTCCAGCGCAGCATGACGTCGACTTCCTTGTGGCATTCGATGCGCATGGCGACGATCGGCTCGCGGAGGCCTTTCGCCAACATCGCCTTGGCAAGCTCGTTAACCCTCGTCTGGATTTCGGTGTGATCCATTTGCTTCGTCCTCTCGTCAGCTTCCTTGCTGATGAGAAGATATTCGCGACAATCGCAAAATAAGTCAACAAACAATTTTGCGACTGGCGCAAAATCGCAAAATCGCGAAATTGCGGGCAACAAAAAACCCGCCGGAGCGGGTCGTTAGTTTTTGGGGAAGGTGAGGCCGGTTCAGGCTTCGAATTTGCCTTTCTCGCACCAGTACCGCACTTTGACGCTAGGCTGGTTTGCAAAGAGGCTGGCGGCTATCTTGCAATTCTCTCGGTTGTATTCCTCATCCCCGTCGGCGTCGAATGTCGCCACGTGAATTCGCATCTCTCCGAGGACGGACGATCGATAGAGCGTGTAAGTCGTCGACCCTGCGATCAGATCAGAGCATCCCGCCAGGAAGGGCAGCGCAGCCAGAATGATCCCACTGAGTTTCATGATCTGACTCGCATATCCTGTTGGCTGCAAACGGCGCGCCACTACCTTTTGTGGCAAGCGAAATATTTCTGAAAATCGACTCGACTCTCGGCTGCATTCCTGCTGTTTTGACGAGAACAAAACAGGAACATTGTAGGAGAAAAAAATGATGCGTAACGCTCCCGTAGATCACCCCGACGCCTTGCGGCTCGTCGTTGAACTTTCGAGCGTGTACGTAGCTTGCGATGATTGCGGGCACTCCCGCATCCTCCGCCTCGACAATCTGACGAAGGTCGCGGAACTCGGCGTTCACAACTACATGCAACTTTGCCGGAAGATCCGCTGCAGTGAATGCCCGAAGAAGCCGCCCGCTTTCCGGAACCTGACCATTCGCCCGACATGGCGGTGTGATGAGGTGCTTCAGAGCATCGCATGAAACACGACTTTGTGGACGCTGAAGACTTTGTCCGCAGGGAACTCAAGTTCGTGCTGTTCGCCCTCGCCGGGGTTGTACTGATAAAGGCGCACGATGTCCGCAGAGCGTGACTCGTAGCGCTTGAGGTAGCTGTAAACCTCGTCGTCTTCGACCACCTGCACAACTACATCGTCGCCTTGCCGCACCTTGAGATGCGGGTTCACCCAGGCTGTTTCGCCGTGGAAGAAGCGCGGCTCTCCGGAGCGGCCGTCTACTTGCACCGCATAGGCGCCTTCGACGCCCTCAAGCCCGGGCGGGCAAAACACCTGGGCGATATCCTGCCCGTTCATGATGAAGCGGCCATTCTTGCCGGCCGAGATGTGGCCTCGCAACGGGATCGAGGTGTCGCCGGGGAACGATTGCCAGCGCGGCGGGAAGCTCGCGTTCGGCTTCGGCATAGGTCGCGCGACTGGCGCCATGGGCGACGAGCCTTGAAGCCAGTTCGTCATCTGCTCGAAGCCAGGCGGTAGCTCGCCGAAGAACTTCGCCATTGCCTCGATCTCCTGCAGAGAGATTTGGCGGCGCTTCTTCGGATCGTCGCTATGTAGTTCCTTCGATCGCGTGATCTTGTCGTTGGACATGCCGGTAGCTTCGGCGAGCTTTGATGCTACCCCGCGAGCCGCGACTTTCTCCGCAAGCCATTGTTTCAGTTCATATTGTGGGTCACTCATGCGGCGATCCTCGCGGATTCCGCGAAAAACTCCATCGCGAATATCGCAAATTAATTATCGCGACCCTATTGACTTCTTGTCGCGACAATCGCAAATTTCGCGACATGAGCGAAAAACATCTCGACCCCGCAAAATCCATCATCGGAAAGATCGGCATCGAAAAGGTGGCCGAGGTTACTGGCAAGCATGTCTCCCGGGTGTACCGCTGGATGTACCCGAAAGAGAAGGGTGGCACCGGTGGGCTGATCCCCCAGTCCGATGCCCCGGCGCTGCTGGCATACGCCAAGTCGAAGAGGATCCCGCTCAAGGAGAAAGAATTCTTCCCGGTGCGGGAGGGCGCCCAATGAGCGCCGAAGCACAAACCATCCCCGACGAGATTGCCCAGCGCACGGCTCGCCTCATCAACGAGGCCGAGAACATGCGCGCCCAGGCCGTCGACGACCTCAAGACGATCTACGGCGACCTGCGCGAAGAGCTCAAGGCTCTCGGCTGGGCCGGTCAGAATGTCTCCAAGGAAGTTGCCGCGCTCAAGGGTGCCATCGCCGAGATGCGCCTCGACGAGGAGAAAAAGGCGAAGCGGGAAGAGAAGGGCGACCGGGTCGACGACTACGTTTCGATCTTGAGCAGGGGCCGCGCACGTGCACCTGCGCGTACACGAGAAAACATTGACGAATTTCCGAGTTCGGACGGCGGCGCAGTCGCTGCAGTGAAGGGCAAGGCCCGACTGGCGAACGCCGATGGCGTTGAACCGCCGCCGTCCGAGCATAGCGAAGCCACCCAGATCGCAACGAACGAAGGAGGCGCCAGCCCAGAGGAAGCTGACACAGCTGCAGAAGGCAGCCCGAATCTTGAACCCTCTGGCCCGGAGGCTGAACGGGCAACCTCTTTCACCGCAAAACCACCGTCCCCGTTGAGGCCGCATTGCCGGCATCCGGAGGCATGCGGCGGCTACGGCCGGAACCACTGCCACACATGCGCGAAGGCTATCGAAAGGGAGATGGCATGATGAAGTTCTCATTTGGAAATGATGCCATGGCCCAGCGCGCGATCGAGCGCGGCATTGGTGCCGAGCGGAAGAACGAGACCCGCGTCGAAATCTCCGACGCCGTCGCGGCGTTCGTGGCGAGGGGCGGGGCGATCCGTCGCTTCGAGCCTGGCGTCTCTGGCGACTACGACGGGATCAAAGCCTTTCTGGCAACGCGCGGCCACGACCTTTCGACCTACCGCCATGCGTATCGGCTGAAAACGATGGGCAAAAAGGGGCCGGGAAAGGTCATCCATTGGTCGAAGGTCATCGCCCTGGTTGATGAAATGCGGGTTGCGGAGAACCGCGAACCCCTGCGCCGGAAGGTGGCGTGATGCTGATCGCTGCCGCCTTTGCCGCGACTGTCGTCGTTGCCATCGTTGGCCTCATCGGGGCGGCCCTGTTCGCCGAGCGAGAATTTCGCCGGAACGGCTTCCACCCCAAAGATTGATCGCGGGCTTTCCTCCTTTCACCGCGGTCATAGCTCGCGCCGGCTTTCCTCCTCTCCTGGGCCGGCGCGAGCAACTCTCAACCGGATCCGCTCGATCGCCAGTTTCATAACGACGGCTTGAACGAGGGTTCCTAACGGAATGGCCGGTGACGACAGGGGATCGTCACCGGCAGCAGAGCCAAAGTGTGCGGCGGAGGCTCTGCGAAACGGAATGACATTGGAGGGACCGGCTGCCGTTGGCGCGGCGCCGTCCTCTCCATCGGAAGAAATGCCTGTGTGCATCTCGCTTCTCCATCAACACGAGAAGGATCGCACAGGAGTTGTCGGAAATGCCCGAAAAAGCTTCGGAGAAAAGAGAAATGTCAGTTGCGGCGTTTTGTCAGGAGGCATTGCAGAAGGAGATCGCACCGCGATCACTCGGCAAGGTCAATTATCGGATCATCGTAGCGGCCCGCGAACTTCGCTGGTCTTACACGCGCACCAAGGACGTTTGGTACGCGGACCCCAAGATTTCAATCAGAGGACACGAGCTTCGCCGCGTCGAAGACGTGAGCGGCCTTGTCTACGAGGCACGCCAGGAGGTGCAGAAAAATGATGACGCTATCGACAAGGCCACCGCTCTCCTGGGCGGCCAGGACGCGCATCTCGTTCGCTCGATCGTTGCTGCGGTTCGCTCGGTCCTTGGCCTTCGCCATAGCGCCTGAACTCCGCGACGAAGTGGGCAAAACCCCAGCCGGAGGAAGTCAATGAATGCCGTGGCTCGCATCAGTGAAGAAAACGAAGTCCTTCGGGAACGCATTCGGCAGCTGGAAAAGGTGCTGATGCCACCGAGTTTGATTTTCCCGCTCGATTGGAGATTGACGCCAACCGAGCAGCGGGTTCTTCGCTGCCTTGCTTCTCGAGAAATGGTTTCGAAAGAGGCCATCGTCATGGCCGCCCGCGGGTTCGAGCACGAGGATAGCTGCGAGGCTACCTCTCAAGTCTGGGTGCACAAGCTCCGCAAGAAGCTCCGACAGCGCGGCGTTGCCATCGAAAGCATCTATGGCACCGGTTATCGGATCGAGAACCGCCAGGCGTTCCTTCGATCGCTCGCCCCCTATCAGCCGGTGGGGAACTGACTATGGCCCAGCACCTCCTTTTCAGCGAGCATCTGACCGCTAAGGAAGTTCACCAACCCATCGCCGAGACCTATCTCGGCCAGGCGCATATCGCCGGTACCGGACCTGAAGGAAAGACGTGCCGCGAATGCATCTTCTGGCATGCCTGGAAGTCGAAGAAGGTGGCAGGGGGGGGTATCGAGAAGGTGCCGGCGGACCCCGGCTATTTCGGCGCGCGTCACACCAAGACGCCGTGCGAGCTGAAAAAGGCTCGCTGCAACCGGCCGATCCTGAACAAGGCCAACCGGCTGATCCCGCATTCCGCCAAGGCGTACCGACTGTTCGAAGCGGCCGAACATGTCCTGCCGGCGAAGAACGCCGGGTGAATCTATGCCCGCGATGACCCCCGAGAAGATCGCTTTTCTTGATGCCGAGATCAAAGGGTTGCGCACTCGCATCGGCGACAGTGGCAACACGGTACAGCGCGCCAAGCTCAAGATGCTGCGCGACATCCGCGAAGACTACCAGCAATCAGCCGAGGCCGATGCCCAGCGCGAGCGGGGAGGAAAGGCGTGACAGTGTCATTCAATCCGCAAATCGCAAACCGGTATGCTAACGCTGACGTCGATCTTCTGTCTGGTACGGCCACTGAGGTGGCCGACAAAGCGGACGCTTGCCATTCTATTATCCAGCGGGGAGCCGTTTGCGAATGTAAGATCGAGGAATACCTCTCTCGGTTCTTCGTTCTGGTTCTCCCAACCCTCGATCGTGATATGGCGCGAAAGCGTTCCATCAGCCCGAACAGACAGGCCGTTTCTCATAATCGGGTGGTAGAGGAGCAGGTCTCTTGTTCGGGTGTCGATCGAACGCACAGCGATGTCAATTGGCGCCTCAACGAGGATGGCGTTGATGACAAACTTCGTTCTGTTCCAGTTGGTTATCCGAACTACTGTCGAGTACTTGCCGGACGACCAATGTTCGGCGGAAGGCGGGTTTTCTCCGAGCAGGAATTTGATCTGACGGTTCTGCGCCTCGACCTGTCGGACCAGGACAACCAACGTGACGATTGCCGCTGCCGCGGCTACCCAACCGCTCAGCGCTCCCAGCCAGCCTTGGACAGTACAGTTCCCACCGCCACAAAGCGCCCATCCCGGCCATGCGGCGAGCTCCGGCAGGAAGCGCATGAGCAAAATAAACATCCCGAACGCAATTGCCGTAAGAACGGGCACGTAGAACCGTTTGTCACCCATGAGAGTTTCCTAAGTCGAAACAATGTGATCAGGCACGATTCTTCTTGGAACTGCAACACCACAGGTTGCGAGACATGAGTATCAGCGGCGCCATACGCCGTATGTTGGAGGCCGGTCTTACGATCGAGCAAGCCCTTGTTGCTGCAGAAGCTTTTGAAGCTGGAGCCGTTCCGCAACAGCCGGCGCTCTCCAAGCGGCAGGAGCGCAACAAGCGATATTACGAGCGTCGTAAAGCGTCTGAAAACCGTCTTAATTCAGACGCTCAAGACGATTCAGACGGGGAATCTGCCCCTCTTTCCCCGGAAGGTTCTTCCCCCACACCCCCTTCTCCTAAACCCCAATCTTCTATACCCCCTTCGCCCCCTAAAGGGGGCTCTTCCCCCGCCGAAATCGATCAGGTTATCGGTGCTTTTTCCGCCATGGCCCGCCAAGCAGGCCTTTCGGTGCCAAAGGCCATCACGGCATCACGCCGCCGGTCGCTGCTGCTGCGCATCGAGGAACACGGCTTACCTGTCGTTCTGGACGCCATCGATCGCATCGGCCGTAGCCGGTTCTGCCGCGGCGAGAACGATCGCGGCTGGCGGGCCGATCTGGATTTCCTCTGCCAGTCGAAGAGCTTCGTTTCGATCCTCGAAGGCAAGTACGACGACCGGCCGTCGGCAGGGGGCGGCCCGAGCTCGCGCTCGCCGCCGTCGTTCTCGTCGACAGCGAAGCCCGGTCAGAGCCGGGAGGAATACCTGGCCGCCGAGCGGCGCCGATCCGAAAGGAGCTTCCAGTGAAACCCGCAAAGGCCATCAACAAGCGCCAGCGAGAGGCGATCTACCTGCTCTCGATCGGCAAAGGGTACGCCGAAGCGGCGGCGATCATGGGCACCAGGAAGAACACCATCACCCGGTACGTGAACCGGGCGAAGGACGCGACGGGGTGCCCGACCACAATCGGTCTGATCGGGTACGCGCTTCGAAACGGCATCATCGCATAGGGGATCTTGAATGGCAGCGGCAACATCGAAAAAGCGCAAACCGAAGAAGGCCGTCGAGGCCTGGCAGCCGAAGCAGAAAATCGCCTCGGTGTATGTCGACAACCCGTACTATTCCCGTTCCCATGACGGCGAGGGTGCAAACCCGATCAAGATCAAAGCACAGGTGAATGTCCGGGAAAGTGCCATCGCTACGCTTTCATCACGGAAGCTGATCAACGAGGCGCAGGTTATGGCGGCCGATCGATTCCGCGGTTTCTATGAGGCGATGGGCGGTGCAGGGGCGGGATCATTCGATTACAGCCGTGAACCGGTCGACGGCGGCGGCGCCCGCGAGGCGCTCTCGGAGCGCCAGTTGCGGGCAGCGCTGGAATTGAAGCTGGCAAAGCAGATCCTGGGCAATCGCGCCTACGACATCATGAGTAAGGTCGCAGGGCAGGGCTATGCCATCCAAGAGCTCGCTTCCACTCAGAGGGAGCGCACGACCCTGACAGATTATCTAAAGGATGGCTTGGACGAATTGGCCCGCTGCTGGGGCTTTGAAAACAAAGGCACGAAGCGGAAAATTGCCTGATATGCTGTTGCTCCGCTTAAGCGGAAACGTTATAGAGAAACTATAGTGGTGAGTTGTGAAAATAGCTCGCCGTCAAAGCCGCCCCTGAGGCGGCTTTTTTCGTTCTAGCAGCAGCGGCCAGCAGTGTTTTAGGCGTCGGCCTCCGACTGAGGGTAAAGTTTTACCCACATACTTGATCCAGGTCTGGGAGCATTTATGTAGGCGTCCAACAAGGTCTAGATCACGGGTGTGTCTTGAAAATCGTTCCTAGAGTTGCGCTTGCCGTCGCCGCGCTTTTCCTGTTCTCGTCTTGCAGTGAGACCGGATCGCCCCAAACGACAAGGACCGCATCCGCAGTTCAGACCACGGCGAAAGCCAAGCCTGCTCCGACGCCAAAGATGAGCCGAAAGCAAAGAACCGCGGCCGAAGCCGAGGCAAAGGCGCGCTCTGACGCGCGCAGCCCTCGGCAATGTAAGACTCCAAAGCAGACATGCAGCCATGGCGCGGGGCCAGCAGGCGAAGAGTGCTCATGCTGGTCGACCACCGGCGCTCCTGACGTCGGCCTAACAATCAAGCGATGAGCCGCGCGACCACCCAATGACCGCCGTCTATGCGGTAGGGTGGTCGCCTTCAACCTCATAGAGGGAATACACTCGGCGCATAGGAGAAATGCGCCGGAAATCCTGACTACTCTCCCGAGCCAGCTTCATTATGCATCTTCGCCGTTGCGCGGATGAAATCGTTCACAGGCATCGGAATGATGGCTTCCTCTGGGTACAAGGTTTGCAGTTGGACGAGCGCCATGCGAGCGGCCTGGAGGTGAACCGGCCGGATTGTCGACTTCCCACTCTCCAAGTCCTGGTATGTGCGGAAGGGGACGCCCATAGCAGCGGCAAACTCGGCTTGGGTCATGTTGGCGTATTGCCTCAGTATCCAGAGGCCGTTCAAGGGGCGTTCCATTGATGTCGCTCCACTAGTTTGCTACATTCTGGGGAACCGGAGAGAAGTGCTAGTTCCCTCCGGCCCCCGGTTTACCGGCTAATGGAGATTGTCAGTCTCCACTTGCCAATCCGGACTTGGAAGCTGAGCTTTAGGCTCATGGGTTGCTCCTTGTCCTGCCGAAGCGGGATTGCTTCGGTAAGAGTGTTATGCACGAAAACCGTGCTTTACGCAACAGGAAAAGCACGAAAACCGTGTAAAAATAAAGCCGCCCGATTTGTCACCGGGCGGCTTTTTCATTTGCGGTTTGTTCCTTGCGGGCTCAACTGTTGTTCACGGGCTCCAGCATCTCAGGCCGGAACGACTGAAATTTCGGCTCGAAGTTGCCTTCGTGTCTGTTGAACCAGTGGCACTCGCATTTGTTCTGGTCAGTGATGTAGCCGACCGTCATAGCCGGTCCGCCGGACTTGAGCCGCACGGTATCGCCGATCTTATAGGACATTCTGAACTCCAATTTAGATTGCAGGGGCAGCAAAGGGTTTTCGACTTTGAGTCGCAAGCTCATTCCGTGTTTGTTCCACAATCCACAGGTGCCCCATGTCGGATGACAACAAGCCAGAGACCGTAGGGCGGCCGAGCAGCTTCTCCGATGAGCTGGCTGCCGCCATCTGCGAACGCATCTCCAACGGGGAGAGCCTTCGCGCGATCTGCGAGAATGACGATTTCCCTTCGAAGTCCACCGTCTTCAAGTGGTTGAGTGAGAACGAGGTCTTTTCGGACCAATACGCCCGCGCACGCGAGGCCCAGGCTGACGCAATCTTTGACGACATCCTTTCGATCGCCGACGACGGCCGCAACGACTGGATGGAGAAATTCGACAGCGAGGGCGAAAGCATTGGCTGGCGCGAGAACGGGGAAGCGGTCAGGCGCTCACAGCTACGCATCGAGGCCCGCAAGTGGATGGCGGGTAAGCTGCGCCCGAAGAAATACGGCGAGAAGCTCGATCTGAACGTGTCGGGCAGCCTCGAAACGATGCCCGAGGAAAAGTTGAATGCTCGAATCGCTCAGCTACTCGGAAAAGCAGGAGTTGGTGGCGCTACTGGCGGAACAGGATCGTCGGCACCGCCAGAACCGGCTGGCGACGTATAGGCCATATCGGAAGCAGATTGAGTTCCACAAAGCAGGCGCTGCTTACCGGGAGCGCCTGTTTATGGCGGGTAACCAGCTCGGCAAGACGCTGTCTGGTGCGGCGGAAGCGGCAATGCACCTCAGCGGGAACTATCCGGATTGGTGGGACGGGCGGCGCTGGGATCGGCCAGTGACGATGATGGCCGGTTCCGAATCCTACGAGCTGACCCGCGACGGCGTGCAGCGCCTTCTGATCGGTCCGCCGCTCAACGAAGAGGATTGGGGCACTGGCTATATTCCGAAGGCCGCTATTCTGGAAACCACGCGTCGCAGCGGTGTGTCTGGCGCGCTCGATAGCGTCACGGTTCGGCATGCATCGGGCGGAGCATCGACGCTCTTGCTCAAAGGTTATGACCAGGGCCGCAGCAAATGGCAGGCAAACACCGTCGATTACGTCTGGTTCGACGAGGAACCGCCCGAGGATGTCTATCTAGAGGGCATCACGCGCACCAATGCGACCGGCGGCTCGGTGGCCGTCACGTTCACGCCTCTCAAGGGCATGAGTACGGTTGTCGCGAGGTTCATCATGCCGGGTGCTGACGAGGGCGCCCAATACCGCACCGTCATCACGATGACGATCGACGACGCGGAGCATTACAGCCCGGAGGAGCGGGCTCGCATCATCGCCAGCTATCCGGTGCACGAGAAGGAAGCGCGCACCAAGGGTGTGCCGTCGCTCGGTTCCGGTCGCATCTTCCCGGTATCGGAGGAGAGCATCACTGTCGCGCCGTTCGAGATCCCGAAGCATTGGGTCCAGATCGGCGGCCTAGATTTCGGGTGGGATCACCCATTCGGCGCCGCCGGCTGTGCCTGGGACCGCGATGCCGACGTGTTCTATGTGACGAAGGTCTACCGGGAGCGCGAGGCGACGCCGATCATTCATTCGGCAGCGCTGAAGCCTTGGGGCGACTGGCTGCCGTGGTCATGGCCTCACGACGGTTTGCAGCACGACAAGGGCAGCGGCGAGCAACTGGCGGCACAGTATCGGACCCAGGGCCTCAAGATGTTGCCGGAGCGCGCCACCTTCGACGACGGGACGAACGGTGTCGAGGCCGGCCTCTCGGACATGCTGCAGCGAATGCAGACGGGCCGCTTCAAGGTGTTTTCCACCTGTGGCGAGTTCTTCGAAGAGTTCCGGCTCTACCACCGGAAAGACGGGAAAATAGTGAAAGAGCGCGACGACGTGATTTCAGCGTCTCGCTACGCGCTGATGATGAAGCGCTTTGCCAAGGTGAAACCCTCGAACACCGCCTGGGCGTTTACCGATCGGAAGGTTGTTTGATGGCCGCACTGACGAACGGACAGGTCGCCTCGCAGGTGACGCAACTGGTGAAGGATTGCGAGAGCTTCCGCGACCAGTTGTCGGGCGACCGCATCAAGGCGATGGAGTATTACGACGGCGTCATGAAAGACGTGCCGGCCGATGCGAACCGGTCGAAAGTCGTCTCGCGCGATGTCCGTGCCGCGATCAAGAAGGTATTGCCGTCGCTGATCCGGACCATCCTCGGCAACGACAAGGTCGTCGAATACGAGCCGGTCAACCAGGGCGACGAAGCCGGCGCCGAGCAGGCAACCGATTACATCAACTACATCATCTTCCCGGAAAGCGATGGATACGACGCGGTGCAGGACGCTGCACACGATGCGCTGAAGTTGCGCAACGGCGTCATTCGGTGGTGGTACGACAAGAAGCGTATCGTCGAGGTCTCGCGACACACCGGCCTTGATGAGGCCGCGATGGTGCAGCTCGTCGCCGACGACGCGGTCGAGGTTCTAGAACAGGCGCAGTCGGTTGCTACGATCGAGACTGAACAAGGCCCGCAACAGATTCCCGTCTACGATCTGAAAATCCGGCGCGTGATCGAGAAGGGCTGCACCAGGCTTGCCGCGGTACCGCTTGAGGAGTTCCTTATTCATCCCGACGCGATGTCGATCGACGACAGCCTTTGCACCGGCATCAGCATGAAGATGCGGCGGTCCGACCTGGTCGCGATGGGCTATGACCGTGAGGTGGTCGACGATCTGCCGGCGACGACGAAGGACAACGAGAAGGAAACCGAGGAGTTCGCGCGCCGTCGTGATGTTGTCGACGCCGACGACCAGGCCGACAAGGCTTCTCAGGAGGTCGATTACTACGAGCTTTATGTTCGTATCGACGCCGACGACGACGGAATCGCCGAGCTGCGCCGCATGGTCTTTGCGGGCGGTACCGCCGAGAAGAACCTCCTCGAAAACGAGGAATGGGACGAGGTTCCATTTGCCGACCTGATCACCGAGCGCCGGCCGCATCAGCGAGAAGGCAACTCGATCACCGACGACATGGCGGAGATCCAGCGCATCAAGACGGTGTTGCTGCGCCAGACGCTCGATAACCTGTACTGGCAGAACAACCTGCAGCCGATCGTGCAGGAAGGCACCATCGAGAACCCCGAGGCGGTGCTTAACCCGAAGTTCGGTCAGCCGATCCGCGTTGGGCAGGGAACGGACGTCCGCGCCGCAGTCGGTTACACGTCGGTTCCCCTGGTCGCTGACAAGTCGTTTGCCATGCTTGGCTACCTCGACCAGGAGGCGACCGACCGTACCGGCATTTCCGAGGCATCGAGCGGCATGGCGCCGGATGCGCTGCAGAACATGACCGCGAAGGCCTCCGCGATGGTCGAGGCCGCCGGCATCGGTCAGACCGAACTGATGGTTCGCACCTTCGCGCAGGGCCTGAAGCGCGTTTTTCAGGGCCTCCTGAAGCTCACCATCAAGCACCAGGATCAGCCGCGCACCGTGCGTCTCCGCGGGGAGTGGGTCACTTTCGACCCTCGTCACTGGAATGCAGGCATGGACGCTTCGGTCAACACCGGTCTCGGCGCTGGAACGCGTGAGCGCGACATGATGATGGTGCAGATGATCCAGCAGTTGCAGGAGAAGCTGCTCGCCTCGCTCGGGCCAGTCAACAACCCATATGTGACGCCCGATAACCTCTATAACTCGATCGCGAAGACGGTCGAGGCTGCCGGCCTGAAGTCTCCGGACCTGTATTTCACGAAGCCAGACCAGGAAGAGCTTCAGAAGCGCATGGAAGCCGATGCTGCCAAGCCGGATCCGGAAATGCAAAAGGTCCAGGCGCAGGCGCAGGCCGACATGCAAAAGGCACAGCTGCAAGCCGAAACCGACCGGATGAAGCTTGAGGCACAGACCCGTGTCGACATGGCGAAAATCGAGGCCGAGACCGAGCTAAAGCGCTACCAGATCGACCAGGAAATCGAGCTGAAGCGCCAACAGGCAGTTGCTCAAACGATGATTGGGCAGCGCGTGCCGCAAACCCAGATCGGAGGGCAACCAGGATGAAGCCCGACGAGAAACGCGCAGCCGCTCGGGCGATGCTCGACAATCCGCTCTTCCACCACGTCATGGACGATCTGGAAGCGGCAGCAATCAACGGGTGCATCAACGCACCGATCACCGATGACGAGACCCGCGCCGCCTATGCGGCCGAAGCGCGGGCCATCAGGAAATTCCGCAGCAAGCTCAAGTTCCTCGCCGAGGAGCAAGCCAATGCTGACGGAAAGGGCGCCCCGGCATAGGGCCGGGCCAAACCTTAGAGGCACCACAACATGGACGAGAGCGTCAACCTGGCCGCGGCCGGGAACGAAACCGTGCAACCCTCGACTGACATCGACAACCCGGACAATCTGAACTTCTGGGAGCCTGGCGACGACGAGAAGCAGGCCAACCCGGGACAAGGAACGGAAGGGATCGAAGGCGAGACGGGTGAGACCATCGAGAATGGTCAAGAGACCGGCGAACCCGCAGACAACGCCGAAGGCGCCGAGCCAGCCGATGCCGAGAATGGCGAGGCGGCCAACGTCGCTGACAACCAGGTCATCACCCTCAAGGGTGGCGAACAGGTGCCGTTCTCCGAGCTGAAGCTCGGGTACATGCGGGAGCGCGACTACCGACACAAAACTCAGGAGACCGCCAATAAAGGCCGAGCTCTTGAGGCCATGACAACCCGCGTGGCCAACACGGTCAAGGGTATCGCTTCCTATCTGGCAGAACGTTTGCCGCCTGAGCCGCCGCGTCAGTTGGCGTATCAGAACCCCGCCGAATACACCCGCCAGAGAGCGGCGTATGAGGACGGCCTGGCAAACATCAACCAGATCATCGAACTGGCGAACGATTCGAACACGGTTGCCGGCGAACTCTCGTCGTCGGCAAGCGAGGAGACACTTCAAGCGGAGAGCGAAAAGCTGGCTCAGGTCTTTCCGGAGACGACGAAGGAGGAGGGGCGCAAGGCTTTCTTCGATCAGGCGTTTTCCGCAGCCCGAGAGCTTGGTTTCTCGGACACCGAGCTGAAGGGCGTTTCCGATCACCGGCTGTTCGGTCTGGCCTATTACGCCCAGATCGGCATGAAGGCAGAGCAGGCGCGGAAAAAGGCGCTGACGAAAGTCACGGCAGCCCCTCCGGCCACGCCGAATCCTCGTCCGAACGGTGTCGCGAACCAGGAAGTTCGGAAGAACAAGGAAGCGATGCAGCGGTTGTCGAAAACCGGGTCGATCAAGGACGCACTGGCGATCGACTTCGACTAAACCCCTGAAATCGAAGGAAAACGCACATGGCCGCTTTGGCTAACACCTTCCAAACCACGAATGCCAAAGGCAATCGTGAACAGCTTTCGGACGTGGTATCGCGCATCACGCCGGAAGATACCCCGATCTATTCTCTGATCGAGAAGGGCACCACCAAGGGCACGCACCCCGAGTGGGAAACCGACGAGCTCGCCGCCCCGGCCGCGAACATCAAGCCTGAAGGCGACGAATACTCGTTCGGCGCCATCACCCCGCCGGAGCGCATGGGCAACTACACCCAGATCCTGCGCAAGGATTGGATCATCTCCGGTTCTCAGGAAGCCGTTGAAAACGCCGGCAACGTCGAAAAGCGCAAGTACCAGAAGCTGAAAAAGGGCGTCGAGATCCGCAAGGACGTCGAGTTCGCCATCGTCGACACCAACGCCTCTGTCGGTGGTGCGACCCGCGAATTCGGCTCTCTCAACACTTGGATCAAGACGAACGTCTCTCGCGGCGCCACCGGTGCCAACGGCGGCTTCAACTCCGGTACCGGCCTCACGGTCGCGCCGACCGACGGCACGCAGCGTGCGTTCACCAAGCCCATCTTGGACAGCGTCATGCAGCAGGGCTACCAGAGCGGGGCGAACTTCCGCCACGTTTCGGTTTCCCCCTACGTCAAGAGCGTGTTTGTCACCTTCATGTCGGACAGCAACGTAGCGCCGTTCCGCTACGCCGTCTCCAAGGGCGGTGAGCGCAACACCATCGTTGCCACGGCCGACTACTACGAAGGCCCGTTCGGCACGGTCATGATCCACCCGAACCGCGTGCAGGCTACCGGCGCCCAGCAGGCCCGCAATGCCTTCTTCATCGATCCCGAAATGCTGTCGTTCCTCTGGTTCCGCAAGATCCAGGAAGACAAGGACGTCGCGAAGACGGGCGACGCCGACAAGGGCGTCATCATCGGTGAGGGCGCCCTCAAGGTCCACAACGAGAAGGGCCTCGGCGTTGCCGCTGACCTCTTCGGCCTGACCGCCGCGAGCTAATCGCGTCGGTTCCATCATTGTCTGAGAAAGGGCGGGCTTCGGCTCGCCTTTTCCATATCAGGAGAAAACCGAAATGGCAGACCCGAACAAGCCAGCAGTGACCACGAATGAGCCTCCCAAGCCGGAAACGGCGCCGGAAGCCCTGGTTCCGATCAAGTTGCTTTACGACACCTGGAACGCGAAAGAGGAGCGCATTCCTGCCGGAACCTTCACCAGCGTTCCGACCGCGGTTGCAAAGCAGCTCATCGCCGACGGCAAGGCCGAGCGCGCCGATCCTCTGCCGGGTGAAGCCGAATGATCATTCGTGATGGAGCTTGGACGCTCTACGATCACGACCCGATGACGGGCCGTTCGGTCTGGCATCTGTTCGACGGGGAGAAAGACGTTTTTCGCGTCGACTACCCCGTCGACAACCTGATCAGCGAAAACCAGGAGGTCCGCAACAGCGCCGAAAAGGCCTGGCGCGGTGACTGGCACCGGGTCGCCTCGATCCCGCTGAACATCGCCCACGATAGCGGCCTGGTGCAGGCCCACAGCGAGGGCGACGACCGTTTCGTGAAACGGTTCCTCAACAGTTCCGACAACCGCGCCTGGCGAACGAAGGAAGGGCACCTATGAGTGTCGAGTTTGAGCGCATCAAATCCAAGGTGAAGACCATCGAGGCGAGCCGGCCCAGCGCCGAGGAGAACCCCGAGGGCCACCGGGAGGCGAATGAGCAGATTTCTCGCCTCATAGATCGTTCTCGCATGTTTGCAGACGCGGAGCGCGCCCGGAAGGTCCCCCTATGAGCACCATTGCCGATTACGCGTCCCTCCTCGTCGATGCCGGTGAGTACAGCGGACGCAACGACGTCGCGCACCTCTTCCCGCGGTTCATCGGTCTCGCCGAGCTGAAGCTCAACCGCTTTCTGCGCGTGGCTGAAATGGAGCTCGTGGGCACCGTCACCGTCACGAATGGCGCTGGCACGCTGCCGGCGGATTTCCTCGAAGCGCGGGAGGTGAAGAATGCCAACGGCCTGCCTATCCGCGCCGTCTCCCTGCAGCAGCTCACCGAGAGCTATGCCGGCCGCTCTGGCATTCCGGCGGGGTACGCCATAGTCGGCAGCACCATCAACGTCCGCCCCATCGGCGATGGCAATCTCACCATCACCTATTACGGCAAGCTTCCGGGTCTGACCCTCTCGACCCCTTCGAACTGGCTGCTCGAAAAGGCGCCCGACGCCTACCTGTACGCTCTCGTCGAGGAAATCGCGATCTGGGAACGGGACATCGATAAGGCAGGCGCAGCCCTGCAACTGAAGGCGCAAGCGCTTTCCGGTCTCAAGATTGGCGATGAGCGCTCTCGCTGGGGCAATGCCCAAGTAGTTGTTGGAGGCCCGACGCCATGACGCTGCTTTCGTCCATCAACGAAGTTTGCGACGTCGTTTCGCTCGATCGGTTTTCTAGCGTCTACGGCTCCAACGATTCGAACGCGCAGACGATGGTTGCGCTCGCACAGGAAACCGGTGACGAAATCGCGCGCCGCGGCGACTGGCAGCAGATGATGGGGCAGTTCGTCACCATCCTGTCGCCCAGTGCTCTGCCCGACGACTATCAGCGCCTTTCGCCTGGCGGCGCGGTCCGCGGAGCCGATGGCGAGTTCTTCCGGCCGATCACGAACGCCTCTCAGTGGGCGGTGATTGTCGGCATACCGTCGGCGCAACGATATTTCTTCATCCGGAACAATCAAATCTTGTTCTCTCCGACGGCTGCCGGTGCTGGCGCCACGCTCGACTATTTCTCTCGCAATTGGGTGCTGCACGATCCGGAAGGACCGGGCGACACGCTGACGGCCGACGACGACACGCCGCTGTTTGCCGAGCGGTTGCTCGTGAAGGGCATCACCTGGCGGTGGAAGCGTCAGAAGGGCCTGGCCTACGAGGACGACCTTGCCGAGTTCGAGGCCGATCTCCTGCAGGAAATCAACGCCGATCGAGGTGCATAATGAAGATGGCCGTCAAGCCCGCGCGCATCGGGCAAAGCAACCGTGGCAGCGTCAGCATCGGGAAGCAGCAAGTGTCTCAGCCAATCACATATCCGGCGCCGAAGCTCGGTCTGGTGACCACCGCCGACGTTGCCAGTCAGCAACCCGGCTCGGCGCTCGTCATGCGGAACTTCTTCCCCACGCTGAACGGGTGCAAGATCCGCGGCGGCTCTGTCAAACGCGGCCTTGCAGCCGGTGCCGGCGACGTCAAGAGCGCCTTCAAGTACAAGTACGGCATCACGGAAAAGCTGTTCGTCGCCACGGATACCGGCATCTTCGATATGACCGCGCCAGCAGCGCCACCGGCTACCACCGCAGCCGCGGTCAGCGGCATGTCGGGCGGTGATTGGTGCGCGTTTCAGCATACCAATGCCGGCGTCTCTAATCTCGTGTGCCTGAACGGTGCCAACCCCCGTCAACTCTTCAACGGCAGCACTTGGACGACCTCGCCGGCAATCACGTTTCCCGATGCCACGACGATGCCGCAGCTCAACTACGGCTGGCTCTTCAAGAACCGCCAATTCTTCCTGAAGAACGCAACGCTCGATGCGTACTATCTGCCGGTAAACGCCTTCGGCGGCGCTGCTTCCGTGTTCCCGCTCGGCGGAGTCATGAAAAAGGGCGGTTCGCTGATGACCGGCTTTTCGTGGTCGCTCGAAAGCGGCGACGGTCTGTCGGATATGTGCGTCTTCGTCTCCACCGAGGGCGAGGTCGCTGTCTACGCGGGCTCGGACCCGAGCGACGCCAACAACTTCGGACTGAAGGGCGTCTACCAGATCGGCAAGCCGCTCGGAAAGAATGCGTGGATCCGCGCAGGCGGCGATATCCTGGTCGCCAACACCGACGGCCTCACGCCGATTTCGCAGGTTTTCCAACGTGATCGGCAGGCGTTGAGCCTGGTATCGGTCTCGCGGCCGATCGAGGATGAGTGGAAGAAGGCCGCGAACGCCACCGGCGGCGGCTGGACGCTGACACAGTGGCCGGAACAGAACCTCGTCTTCGTCACCTTTCCGGAAAACACGGTCGTCACCGACACGACTTTCGTTCTCAATGTCCTGACCGGACGCTGGTCAACCATCAGCAACTGGAAAGCGCTCTGTTATGCCACGCTACATGGAAGCCTCTTCTTCGGCTCGTTGGATGGCTATCTCTGGCAAGCCGACATCGGCGGTACCGATGACGGTCTCACCTTCAGCGCGGCTTACCTGTCGCAGTTCTCCCCAGCCGGCCAATTCGGGCAACGCACGCAGGCAACGATGGCCCACATGTATTTCCGGGGCAAATCGGAGCCGAAGGTGAGGCTGTTCGCCCGCGCTGACATGGATCGGTCGACGCCTTCATTTTCCGGCGTCACGGCAGGCAACGTCAATTCGTCGGAGTGGGATGTCGGTCTATGGGACGTCGCTGTCTGGGACGGTGTGTCCGAACTCGTTCGGTACGATTTCCGCCAGAACGTCCGCGCGACCGGTGACATGCTCGCTGTCGGCTGCGTCATCACCTCGGGCGGCTCGGTGAAACTCGACCTTGAGGTTGACCTCGCGACGCTGCAGGTGACCGCAGGCGAGGCAAGCGCATGATTTTGGTTTGGGGCGGTCCAAGGGCGCCGCAGGTCAACGACGCGCTGCAAGCTTTCGTGGCAGCGCGGGTTGGGGCTCCTCGCGGCTTTGGTCCGGCGGCATCGCTCGGCTTGGTCGAGGGTGACCGATTGATTGCTGCCGTGGTTTTCAACAACTGGTCGCCAGAGGATGGAACGATCGAGATGTCCGCGGCGGCCGACAGCAAGCGCTGGCTCACGCGCCCGATGCTGAACGCGATGTTCGGATTCTGTTTCGACGAATGCCAGTGCCAGTTGGTCGCGCTGCGCGTCTCGGAACACAACACGACGATGATCGAAATCGCACGCAGGTTTGGTTTCTCTGAGACACGAATTGCCCGTCTGCGCGGACGGAATGAAGCAGAGATCATCTTCACGCTGACAGACGACACATGGAACGCGCACCGCGCGAAGAAAGGGAAACCCTGATGGGAAAGAAGAGCTCCCCAAAAGCCCCTGACCCGAAGGCCACGGCTGCAGCACAGACGGCGACCAACGTTGGCACGGCAATCGCAAACCAAACGCTTGGCAACGTCAACCAAGTGACGCCGGATGGCGCGTTGACGTACACCCAGACGGGCACGAAGCAGTGGCGCGACCCGACCAACGGGGCAATGTACGATCTGCCGCAGTACACAGCGACGCAGACGCTTTCTGCCGGTCAGCAGGCGATCAAGGATCAGACCGACAAGGCCGAGCTAAACCTCGCTACACTGGCGTCGGGCCAGTCGGCCAAGCTGAACGATTTGCTTGGTCGACCGATCGATCTTTCGGGCGCTCCTGCTGCAGGTGACCCGTCGAAGATCGGGCTGCCGCAGTATACCGGCTACGGCACTGGTCCGACACTGCAGACGTCGTTGCCGAATGCCGGCAATATCCAGACCTCGATTGCGGACGCCGGCAAGATCCAGACTACGCTGGGCGACACCGGGCCGATCACCAAGTCGTATGACGTCGACATTGACACGACGCGGTACGAAAACGCGCTGATGGAGCGGATGAACCCGCAGCTTGCACGCAGCCGATCTGCTCTCGAAACCCAATTGACGAACCAGGGCCTGCAACCCGGGTCTGAGGCCTATAACCGTGCGATCGACGCGGCGACGCGGCAGGAGAACGACGCCCGGCTTGGTGCCATCCTTAATGCCGGTCAGGAGCAATCGCGCCTTGCCGGTCTCGCTCGCGACAAAGCTGGCTTCGAGAATTCGGCACAGCAGCAAAATTTCAATCAGGCGCTGGCGGCGGCTGGCTTCGGAAATCAGGCCCAGGCACAGCAGTTTGGGCAGAACGCCGCGCAGTTGGAGGCTAACAACTCGGGTCAGGCCCAGAATTTCCAGCAGGGCCTTGCGGCTGCAGGCTTCGGCAACGAAGCCCAACAGCAGATGTTCCAGAACCAGAACACAACGACCGCGGCGAACAATGCGCTGAAGGATCAGACGTTCAATGCGCAACAGGCCCAGCTTACGGTGCAAAACAACGCCCGCTCGCAGTATCTGAACGAGCTCTATGCGCAGCGGAATCAGCCGATCAACGAGATTTCGAGCCTGCTTTCCGGTGCCCAGGTCAACAGCCCGAACTTCGTGCCGACGCAAGGGGTGAACATCCCGAATGTCGATTACGCCGGTCTGGTGCAGCAGGACTATGCCAACAAGGTCAACGCCTACAACGCGAAACAGGCCGGTATCGGCTCGATCCTCGGCGGCGTCGCGGGGCTCGCGTCCCTGTCGGACGAGCGCGCGAAGAAGGACATCAAGAAGGTCGGTGGTCTCTACGAGTACCGCTACAAGGGCGAAGGCAAGAACGCTCCGAAACGGATTGGCGTCATGGCCCAAGAAGTCGAGAAGGTCCGGCCGGACGTCGTCATTAAGGGCGACGATGGCCTTCGCCGCGTCGATTACGGCGCCCTCTTTGCGGTAGGAAGGAAAAACTAATGGTCGGATTTCTATTCGGCGGCAATACCGGCGAGACCGCAGAGTCGCTGGCACGCAAGCGCGACATTCAGGACGCGATTGCACGCCAGATCATGGGTTCGCAGCCGAAGACGGCACAGGAGGGCATCGGTGCGCTCCTGAGCGGCATCGGAGTTGGCATCGGCCGCTATCGGACCGAGCGCGCCCAAAAGGCAGGCACGGATGCCGCCAAGTCGATTTTCAATTCGATCCTAGGTTCGCCGACGCGCTTGACGGGTCCGCCTGCCGTTACGCCTGGTGCCATGGGCGGGACCATGCCCAAAGTGGACAGCAAGGGGAATATGCCTGTCGCGACTGTCGGCAATGACGAGATCCGCAGCGGCATCATTTCGTCGGCCAATGCGCTCGGCATCGATCCGGTCGATCTGGCGACGGCCATCTCCTATGAGACCGCCGGCACCTTCGACCCGACCAAGCGGGGTCCTACCACTCAGCACGGTCAGCACCGCGGCCTTATTCAGTTCGGTGAGACACAGGCTGTTGAGAACGGCGTCGACTGGAGTAACCCCGTCGGCTCGCAGCTCGGCGAAAACGGTGCCGTCGTCAGCTACCTGCGCAAGGCCGGCGTGAAACCCGGAATGGGCATGATGGATATCTATTCGGCCATCAATGCCGGCAGCGTTGGTCGCTATGGCGCCTCGGACGCCAACAATGGCGGCGCTCCCGGTACTGTGGCCGACAAGGTCAACAGCCAGATGGCCGACCACCGCCAGAAGGCGCTTGCGCTGATCGGGCAGGGCGGCGCCACCGTCGGCGAACCGATGGCCTACTATGACGACAAGGGCATGTCCGTTGAAAGCCGTCAGCCGGTGTTTTCTCTAGACGCCCAAACACGGCCGGCCGGTGATGCTCGATCGACGGTCGAAGCTAGCGCGCCACGAAATGCTGCAGAAGCGGTGACGGCCATGGCTGGCGGCAACATGCCGGCGACGAGCCCGTTCGCGTCTCCCTTCGTCGATCCGAAGATGCAGCAAGGCGGCTCGCTCTCCGATGAGGTGGCCGCGTACGAGCAAACGCCCGAGTATGCAGCGCGCTTCCCTGGCCGCAGTCCTTCTTTCCCAGGAAAGCAAGTCGACGACCTGGCCGTTGCAGCTCTGCCGCAGCCTGTGAACGTGGGCGACAACCCGGTGCCACCGAATTCTCAGCCGCTCGCCAACTCGCAGATTCCGGCAGAGTTCGCAGGCTCGCAGCAGCTTGCCAGTGCCGAAGGCGGCATCATGAACGCCCTCAACGCCGGAACGCCAGCGACCCCGCAGCAAATCGCTCAGGCGCAGGCAGCTGGTCAGCAGCCGACACAGGTTGCTCAGGCTGCCGGCGGGGTCGATCCCCGGCTTTACGAGCTGCTGGCGAATGACTTTGCTACTCCGGAAATGAAGGCGACGGCCCGCGCCATGATCCAGCAGCAGCTTGGCCAGCAGGAAGCGGCGCGCGAGGAACAGACCTGGCGCCGTCGACAGGAATATGAGCAACAGGCGCAGCAGAATGACCCGCTCTATCGCATCAATCTGCAGAAGGCTCAGAAGGAGCTTGAAGACGGCAAGCCGCTCATCAACGCGGGTGCGGGGAACGTCTACGATCCGAACACCAAGGAATGGATCACGCCACCCGGTTCCTCCAGCGCTGGCGGCGCATTCCGTTTCAGCGGCAATTCCGTCGAGGCTCAGGCCCTCAATGGTCTGATGGACAGCGGCACCTTGTCGCCGGCTCAGGCTCAGTCGCTCGGCGCCGGCAAGACGATCAGTGGTCCGAACGGCGAACTGATCTTCCTGACGCCGCAAGGCGTGTTCGGCACGTCTCCCCAGGCAGGTGGTGCTGTTCAGCCAATCATGCCGAACGGTGGTCAGCAAGCGCCGCAGGGCGGCAATCAGGCAGCGCCGCAGACGACGCCGCAGGCTACTCCTGAAGCGGTCCCACAGGCCGTGCCGGATCAGCGAACCCAGAGCCAGCCGAACGCTCTGCCGACCGGGCAGACGGTACGAGATGGAAACATCCAGCTCACCCAGCCGAAGGTTCCGGAAGCTCAAAAGAACCGGGCAGCCGAGGTCGATCAGGCATACAAGGCGCTGAACACAGAACTGGATCGCTATTCCGAGCTCGTCGAGAAAACCGGGATCGAGGCGATGCCCGGCAAGAGCAAGGATCAGCTCAATTCGGTGCGGCAGGGCGTCATGCTCCAACTGAAAGAGCTGTTCAATCTCGGCGTTCTCAACGGTCCCGACCTCAGCCTGATGGAACGCATGATCTACGATCCTGTCATTGACCCCTTCAAGGAAGGCGGGATCATCAACCTGCCGGATCAGCTGTTCACGTCGATCGCCGGCAACCCCGGCGCTCGCGCGAAAAGCTCGGTCGACGAACTGAAACGCATGATCGGGAACATCCGAAATTCGGTTTCCGGGCCGAGAAACGATCAGGGCGGCGAGAACGACCCACTGGGGATTAGAAAATGACTTCAATCTCTGAGATCCGTCAGAAGTACCCGCAGTACGACGACCTGTCGGACGCGCAGCTCGCCGACGCGATGCACCGCAAGTTCTACAGCGACATGCCGCGCGCCGAGTTCGACGCCACGATCGGCTTTGACAGCGGGGCATCGTCTGGCGGCGGTCGTCACCTTTCTTTTGAGGAAGGCGCCGCGCTCCTTGATCGGGAGGAGCGTGCGGCCGGCGGCAGTGGCGCCTTCGGAGCCGCGACAACGAGCTACATCGACGGGATGCCGATTGCGGGCCCGATGCTACTCGGCGCCACCCAGCGCGGCGCAGCGGCCCTCTCGTCGGCGATCAACGGCAAGAGCTACGACGAGAACCTGAAGGAGGCTCAAGCTCTCACCGAGGCCGCCCAGGAAGCGTACCCGAGGATTTCGACCGCTGCCGGCGTGACTGGTGCCGTCGCTGGCACGCTGCCGATGGTAGCGGCTGCCCCGCAATTGTTCGGTGCTGGTGGCGGCAGCCTATTGGCCCGCTCCGGAATTTCTGCCCTTAGCGGCGGTGCAGTCGGTGGGACCGACGCTGCCGTTCGATCGGGCGGCGATGTCGACGAGACACTGTCGGGTGTCAAATGGGGCGTGGGTCTCGGCCTCTTCGGGCCAGCCGTGGGCAAAGCCGTCGGTGCCGGCGCGCGAAAGGTAATGGATCTCTACCGGACCGCTCAAGCCGCGCAGGCGGCCGGCACCAAACTCGGTACCGTCAACCAGATCGCGAAGGCCATTGCGGGCGACGGTCTCGATGAGGCCGGTGTTCGGTTGCGCCTCGATCAGCTTGGACCGGAAGGCATGATCGCCGATCTGGGCCCAAATACTCAGGGCAAGGCGGCGGCCTTGGCCGCGATGCCTGGCCGGGGGCAGGACGTCATGCGCTCGGCGCTCGAAGCACGTCAGGCTGGCGCGAATGCGCGAATCGCCGACGTCGTCGATGAGACCATGGGCCGCAATGTCATTCCGTCGTTTGTCGACGAGGGCATTGAGGCAAACCAGCGCGTTCTGGGGCCGGAATATCAGCGGTTGTTCCAGAACGTTGAGCCGCATGACTTCCTGCCAGTCGCCGAAAACCTTGATCGGCAGATCCACACTCTACGCGGCGACGCGCAGCGCGCTTTGCGGAAGGTGAGGGGCATGCTCAACACCACTGGTACCGACCGCGTCTCGAACAATCCCAGCGTGGCCTTCGAGACCCGCCAGGCGATCGACGGGATGCTGAAAACGGAAGCCGACACGAAGGTGATTGCAGCGCTGACGGATGCTCGCCACATGATCGACGATTCCCTGTCGCAAGCGGTACCGCGGCTGAAGGAAGTCGATGCAGCCTATGCTGAGCTTGGGCGCCAACGCGAAGCGTTGACGCGCGGGCAAACAGTTCTGTCGCACGAACGGACCTCGCCCCGGCCGGCAGAGCTTGAGCGGGAAATCGCCGAGGGCGTCCTTCCTCAGGGGCAGCAGATTGGCCCGTCGGCGGTGCCGCTCCGGCTTTCTCAGGGCGCCCGCGCCGAAGTTGACCGGATCCTCGGCAGCAACGCCAACGACGTGGGCAAGCTGAACAATCTCATCAAGACTGAGGGGGATTGGAATCGCGCTCGCCTCGCTCAACTGTTTGGGCAGGAGAAGGCGGACCGGCTGTTTGGCGTGCTCGACAACGAGCTGACCTTCGCTCAGACCCGTCAGGCAGTCACCAGCAATTCGGAAACGGCGCGCCGCCTGCAGCACATCGGTGATCTCGGCGGAACGGGTGATCCGAACCTTGCACGGAATGCCTACGCGGCGGGCGGTGCGGCTGGTGCCGTGCGCGCTGCTGGCATCCGCACCGCTGACAAGATTGCAAATGCGATCCTCGGCGGCCGGCGCGAGGCGGCGAACGCTTCGCTGGCAGAAGCGATGGTCAGCAATCGGGATGCATTGGTGGATGCCCTGGCTCAGGCGCAGCGCCGGGGGCAGAACCCGAAGCTGATCGAGGATTTGGCGAAATCAATCCTGCTTGGAAACGGAACCTCTGGGGCGCGATGACGGGTCAACCCAGATGATCAGCAAGTATGCGGCAACGGTAAAGGCCATTCCGCTTAGAAAGCCGACATCGAAAACCGGACCGCCCCATTCCGAGGTCGCCTGCAAAAACGACTTCAGCCCCCAGAGTATGAGGGCCGTCACTGCAATGCAGGCTATCTGAACGATCCGGATCATGGCCTTAAAATACACGAGAACTGGGTTTGCTCAATCCTCGGGTGGTATGGGGATGTATCCGCCACCCGTCAGCCAGTCTCGAAGGATTCGCTTTATCGCCTCGTCGCGGCTGACGCCGTACTCGGCCATAATCATCTGAACACCACGCTCAATTTCATCGTCTAGGTCCATCGACACTTTGCCCCTTTGGTTAGCCCAAGGGGATGAAACCGAAATCGCGCAGAACTTGCAAGGCTCCCTCTTCGGGGGCCTTTTTCTATGGAGAATGCTCATGCCTAGAACAGGTGGCATCTACAGCCCTCCGGCCGGCACCAAAGGCACGCCGAACACGACGATTCAGAGTGTGCCTTACAATACGCTGATCGACGATCTGACGGCCGATGCAAACGCCGCTCGTCCGGTGACAGCCGGCGGTACCGGTGCGACGTCGGCGAGCGGCGCGCGCACTGCCCTTGGCGTCGAGATCGGGACGAACGTGCAGGCCTATGACGCTGGTTTGCAGTCGATCGCGGGTTTGACGACGGTCGCCAACCAGATGCTCTACACCACGGGCACCGACCTCTATGCGACCACGGCGCTCACGCCGTTTGCGCGGACTCTCCTTGACGACGCCGATGCGGCAGCGATGAAGGCGACGCTCGGGCTCGCAGCTGTGGCCTCATCCGGATCGGCGAGCGAACTGACCACCGGCACGCTCGCAGACGCGCGCCTGCCTAGCACGATGACCGGCAAGACGTTCACCGGCAACGTGCAGAGCGTCATGCTGGCGGCATCGTCGCCGGTCGAACACATGCGACTAGTTCCGACGGACTTCGGCGCAGGAAAACCTGGCCTGTTTTTCAATCGGACAACCACGACCAAGTACACGGTCTCGATGTACGACGGCGCCGTCAACGGCACGCTCGACCTCGTGGCGTCAAACGTTCAAGTGAACGGTTCGAATATACTGACTGTTGCCGGTGGGACGTTAACTGGAACCCTTATCGCTCCGACGCTGATCGCCACCTCTGGCAACATAATGATCGACACGAATGGCAATCGCCATTTGTGGTTCCGTAGCGGGTCTGGGGTGAATCGTGGGCTCCTGTATCACGACAACAGTTTGGAGTCGTTGTCCCTTACGCTCTACAACTCATCGGGAGCAGGTGTTCGCGGCTTTCATGTTAAGCAGGACGGTAACGCCTTCTGGGAAGGGCAAAGCCTCCAAATTGGCTACAACTCCGGAACGGCAGAGTTGCGCCTTAACGCAGGTGTCAACTTCGACTACCGCATCCTTGGAGATACAGGCGGCGGCTTCTTCATCCAGAAGTCGACGAATGAGTGGGCCGGGGCGACCAATCTAGTTTATTGGGATAGCAATAATCATGCTGAGTTCGCCGGAAACATCAAGTGTGACAACTACGTCATTAAGAACACGGCCTATGGTGTGTCTGGTCTGTCTATCGGCAGCGGCGACAATGCCACCTATGCCGCCCACAACGTTCGTCTGAACACGTGGTTCGGCCTCGGGATCTACGATACTTCGAGCAACGCCTGCCGTATCGTCTTCGATGCACGCTCTGGCAACCTGACGATGACCGGCTCGATCGCAACAGGCGGAACGCATTACGTCGGCAGCGCTGCCGTATTTACCGACGGAAATATGCAATTTGCCGGGGGTATGGCCGCCTACGGCACCTACCTCAGTGACGCTCTTAACGCCCGCGCCGTCATCTATACCGGCACGACTGCCGGCGAAACCAACTTCACCATTGGTCACCACGTTCTCGCGTATCATACGACCGCGCCCGTTAATAACTCCACGGTCAATGTTTGGACCGCAACTAGCAACTTCGGTTACACCTACAGCACCAATGCAGTCAGTCTGTTGTCGGGAACATGGAGGCAGCGTGGCGGCTTGCAATATTCTTCAGGTAACTATGTAAATCTAGCGCAACGGGTGGCGTGATGACACTAACACTTCACAATGTCTCTCGGGTCGTCGAAGGCGCTGAGCCAAACATGTACATTGTTACATGCGAGATCACAGACCTGAACAACGAGACCTACGAATGCGATTACGTCTCGCGAGAGAACGATTCGTTTGGTCTGAACCCAACAGTTCGGGAATGGATCGCGGCCAATCCTTTATTTCCAATCGAGCCATATGTTGAGCCGGCTCCGCCGACGCCGGAGGAGATCAGGCAACAGATGCAGCCGCTCACCGCTCGACAATTTCGTCTGGGCCTCGTCGAGGCTGGTATCTCGCCGTCTACAGTCACAGCGACCATTGCCGCAATGCCGGCCGGTCCCGATCGAGACAAGGCGCAGATCGAATGGGAATACGCGACTAGCTTCAATCGAACACACCCTCTGATCGCGACAGTTGGCGCCGCGCTCGGCCTTTCTGACGTCCAGATTGACGCCATGTGGCTGGCAGCGGTCAGCCTCTAAAGACTTCTCAAACAATCAGGTGAATCATGAACAGAGCAGCGTTTTACGCGGCCCTGCGCCGGAGCACGTCTGGCGTTTTCGGGAAATCGCTTTCCAGTGCCCAAGTCGAAGGTGTCGAGGCCATCTTCGATGAAGCCCAGCGGCGCCGCACAAGCCTGCTGCATCTCGCGGCCATCTTTGCCGAGGCCTATCACGAGACCGGCGGGGCCATGCAGCCGGTGACTGAGAACCTGAGCTATTCGGCGAAGCGACTGACAGAGGTGTGGCCGGGTCGCTTCCCGACACTCGCCAGCGCTCAGCCTTTCGCGAACAACCCGCGCAAGCTCGCCAACAAGGTCTACGGCGGCCGGCTCGGCAATACCGGTGCTGATGACGGCTGGTCCTTCAGGGGCAGGGGCCTCGCCCAGATCACCGGCAAGGCGAACTATACCAAGTTCGGCATTGCTGGCGCACCTGACGAGGCGAGCAAAATGCCCGTCGCCGTCCGGATCCTGTTTGACGGCATGGAGCGCGGCCTCTTCACCGGCAAGAAGCTCGCCGATTACGGCTATCTCGTCACCACCAAGCCGGAAGTGCCTGGCTACCGGTACTATGCCTCGCGCGCGATCATCAACGGCGATGTGCAGGCGAATGGCCCGAAAATCGACGCCTACGGCAAGGCCTTCGAGGCCGCCCTTCGCGCCGCCGGCTAACTCTCTTCGCATGCGGCGACCGATGCGCGCCGATTTCAAACCGCGTCGCTAACTCCATCAAACATCGAAGGAAAACACCAATGCGCTTTCTGCTTCTGGCAGCGGCGGCCTTTGTGCTGTCCGCTTGCACCACCACGACCTCGATCGACACCGCGATTCAGAAGAACCTTCCGCAGGTCTGCTCTGCCGCGGCCACGGCGCACTCCGCGTTCGTGATCGTCGCCAGCACCGGCAATGTCAAACCCAAGACGGTCGCGAAGGAGGCG